AGAAAAACTTTGCCCAATATCCATCAACATCATTTAATGCTAACAATCCTAGTGGTATTGTAAATTCTGAGTTAGGTGATGGTGATAAAGCTACTCCAGCAGATGTTTATTGGAAAATATTTCATAAACCACCAATATGGGCAAGATACTATCACTGGGTTTATGCTAGGAATACATCTGTTGCTCAGTTCCTCCAGTTTTCTGTAGATAATGCATATGTTAATAGAGGGGCTAAAGCTGGAGTTGATGAAGGTGAAGCAGAAAACGATACCAAAATATATATCTCTCTAAACACAATGGATGGTAGAGATTGGAGTTATAGCGAAAAAAACAGAGCCTTAATTGGTGACTGGAGTTTCGCAGAGGGAGATAGAATAAGGTTAATAAGTAAAGGAGACTTAGATGCTGATGGTACTGACGATGGTGTTTTTGATGAGTATTATGATTTTAAAATTAGTGACATAGGTCATTTCCCAGGAAGATTCGAACTTGGTGATGATGAAGATGGAATCATGAAAGAAACACACGTGGTTTCTAACTCTCCTGTTGGTGGGGCTTTTAATGAACCACAATCTGGTGTTCAGGGTAAATTTATTATTTTAGATGACCCAAAAATACCTAACTATGGTATAGCTGGTGCTGAGGGTCAACCAAATGGTAGAATACCAAACTGGCATAAAGTTGTGGTTGAGATATACAGACCTAGTAAAAACGAAAAAGAAGAAGAAACATTGTATTATGAGTTTGCTGAGAGAATGAATATTGGTGACCCTGGAACTAACGAAAGATTTCATCAAGGACCTTTAAGTAATCAAGATGGTTCTATTTACGATTCTAATGACAAAACATTGTTAGCACCTGCACAGGGAATATTTAAAAGGGGTGATATATGGTGGAAGCCAAGAGAGATTCAAGCTGTATTAGAAGATGGTACTGCACTTGACATGAGGGCTATATATGTAGAGAGTTATTTTTTAAATGACTTTATGCAAACTAACCACAACAACATAGGAAGGCCTAATGTTTTTTCAACATTTGCTAAGGAACAAAGGAGAGAGGCAACATTAACTTATTCTGATGTTTTCCAACCTGATACTCAATATAATGGCTTACACTCATTTAACTTTAGTCAAAGACCATATATGGACTATGACTTATCTTTGGGTTCAATACAGAAGCTTGTTTCTAGAGATACTAATCTTGTTATGTTACAAGAAAACAAACTATCAACTATACTAGTAAACAAATCTATAATAACATCACCTTCAGGAGATGAGGGTATATCTCTATCTAATAATGTTCTTCCTGAGACTGCATCTCCAGTTGCTGGAGAATATGGTGTTTCTAAGAATCCAGAATCTGTAGCTGTGGAGGCTTCATCAATATATTTTGCAGATATAAAGAGAGGAGCTATCTTAAGATTAGCTAACAATGGACTTACAGTTATTTCTGATTATAAAATGACAGATTACTTTAGAGATAAGATGGACCAGTACCAACAAATATTAGAATCAGAATATGAAGAAAAATTAGGTGGTGGTTTATTTATAATTGGTGGGTTTGACAGAAGACATAAGGAATACGTAATTAGTTTTCCACCAACATATAAAACAACTAAGTCTACATCTGACAAACCTAAGAAAGCTTTCTTTAATACAAATTCACAAGTTTTCCAAAGTGAGACCACAACATTTAACACTTTAAAAACAAGTGACAAAATTAAAACAAGTTTTTTAGATAAAGATTTACCTCAAAAATATGAGATAAATGGTAGAGAGCTTGATATAGACCCTGAAACTATAGCTTTCCATGAGCCCTCAAACAGGTGGAGTTCTTTTTATACTTATTACCCAGAATATTATGGAGCATTAAACAGAACATTTATAAGTTTTAAAGATGGGCATTTATATAAACATGATATGGACTCAAACTGGCATAATCAATTTTATGAGTATCCATTTGCTGAAGAGTCAGAAATATCTTTCCCATTCAATGCTGATGTATCAACTGTAAAAACTTTTAACTCCATATCTCTTGAAGGACCCTCTAAATATTCAGTAATCCCAATACTAACAGTTGCGTCTTCATCAGGTCCAGCCACAATAACAGCAACAACAGGTAGTGCAAACCTAGAAGGCTCTAATGTAAATCTAACATCCTCTTCAGCAGACATTAAAGTTGGTGATGAAGTTTTTTACAATGACAATGGAACATTTAGAACACTGGGGGTTATAACTGCCTTAACTGATTCAGATACTATTGTTACAAGTGTTGATGAAGTTAATGCTTTTATAACAGCTAGCACCACATCGTCAGGTGACGCACTAGAAGGTGTGTTTATTGTCTCTGCTGAAAAAAGTGCTTACAACACAAAATTAGAAACAAATATGAATAGCACTGAATTGGTTCATAGACTTTCTTATAATAACTCTGCTACCACATATTCAGGCTCTTGGGTAGATAGGGAAGATGTTCTTAGCACTCATATATCTAATGGCACAACTAACACTTCTGGTGGAGAATACTTTGGTATAGGTCATGTTTCTTCAGACAATGGTAATGAAGAGATTTTTGGAAGCACCACATGGTCTGCTCTTGTTGGTGGAGTGGTTCAGGGAACAACAACTAACACAACCTTTACATCTGCAGGAATAAACATAGGGGATTCAATTTATTATGATAATAATGGAACTGAAACACTAATTGGGGTGATAGATACTATTAATGAAGATAGAATGATTACATTAGCGTCTAATGCTACAACTTCTTTAGCAAATACTTTTATGTTTGTAAAGAAAAATTCTACCATTGAAGGAGATAGATTAAAGGGAAATTATATGGATGCAACCCTAACAAAAAGGTCAAAAGATAAGATTCATTTATTTGCAGCAAATGCAAATGTAATTAACAGTGAACTTAGCAATAAATAAAATAATAATTACTATATTTGTAAAACTATGGCTAGAAAGAAGAAAAAATTAAAAGGTTTAAGTGCTGCTAAATACTTTATTGGTGGATTAATATCTGGAATAAAGGGAGCCAAAGAGTCTAAAAAAGCTATAGCTAAAGCTGAAGCTGATAGACAAGCTCAGTTAGCAAAAGAAGAGGAGCTTAGAAATAGTAGACAAAAACTAACAATGTCTCCTGAGATTGAGAAGATGAAAGAGGGTCTTGGTGGTGGAGAGATACAGAGAAGACAAGAAGCTGCTGAAAGAGCAAGAGCAGGTGCCATGGCTGCTGCAACAAGAGGTGGAACAAGGGTAGACCCATTTGCTGCTGCTAGAGCAGGACAACAACAGGAATCAGCATTAGCTTCTGAACAAGCTGCTGCTCAAAGAAAAGGATTGCAAGCAGGTGTTGCAGAGAGAGGAAAACTTAGAGGTATTCAAGAAGAAAGAGAAAAAGCTGATTATGCTAGGCAAGCTCAACTAGCTGATTATGCTAGAGAAGATGTTATGGCTGGTCAATCTAATTTAGCTTCTTATCAACAACAACAATATGGTGCTATTGATGCAGGTATTGGTATGGCTGCAAGTGCTCTTATGTCAGACAGAAAAGAGAAAAAAAATATTAAGAAAGTTGGAAAAACAAAAGATGGTGTACCTGTAAGTGAGTTTGATTATAAAGACGATGAAGATGCTCCACAGGGCCCTGGTAGATACAAGGGTGTTATAGCACAAGACCTTGTAGGAACAAAGCATGAGGGTGCTGTTAAAAAGATAGGTAAGAACACTTTGGGTGTTAATTATGGCAAACTAGATGTTAAGTTAGGTAAAATTAGTGGTGGTAAACTTAAAGATAAAATGAAAAAATTTGCTAAAGGTGGTGTTCAAAAAGACATGATGGATGCTGGAGAAGCTGAGGTAACACCAGGAAAATTTTCTCATAAAGAAAACCCTATTGATTTAGTTCAAAAAAATGGTGAAGAGGGTAAACCAGAAAAGATAGGTGAGATGACTGGAGGTGAAGCTATAGTTCCACCAAAGAATGTTAAGCAAATGAGAAAGATGATTGAGAATAATGATGGTGAAAGCTTAGTTAAATTAATGGATAGACTATTAACAAAGTGGGATAAAGAGGCAAAGGACTCTGCTGAGTCTGCTGCTGAATTTGGAAAGACCATGGCAAAACATGGTGCTGTACATAAACCACGTGTACCATCAGGAAAACAAAAATTTAAATTTAGAAACCTAGGGAGAGGCTCTGTAGGTAAACTTTAAAATACAACATATGCCAATAGCTAATGTATCAGACATAGTAGGTAGAAGAGACCTTGTAGCAGAAGCTCAAGGTTGGAGTGACCAAATGATTAAGTGGAAGAAGCTTAAGATGATGCAGGAAGAGCATAAAGAGAAAACTAAACCCAAACCTTATAAATTTGATTTAGCTGAATTTGGAACTGACAACGAGGCTATGCTTGGTTTACAGGAAGACTTAAATAACCAGGCTTATCAGTTTGCTATGGCCAACGCTGACGTTTTGAGAATAGACCCATACTCTGAAGATTGTGGACCAAATTGTAAAAGAGCACATAATGCTTTAAACAACATGAAAGGTGCAGCAAAAATATTCAACACATATGGTAATGATTTAAAAGATAGGTATGATTATTTATCTAGATTATACCACGAACAAGGAGATTTGTATGGCAACTCTGAAAATGCCCAAAAGCTAGTAGACATGCCAGGACTTTGGAAACAAGGTATGGCTGGTGAAACTTATAATTTTACTTTTGGTCCTGATGGAAGGTTGATGGTTGATGTAAAGAAAAAAAAACAAACTCAAAAAATTCAAACTGACCCTGATGGAAATCCTGTTTTAAAAGATGGACAACCAGTAAAGATGTATATTGCTAAAGATGGTAACACAGAAGGAACTGAAGACCCCTCTAGAGCTGAGAAGGGTAAAGATGGTAATCCTTTACCTTTTATGGTAGATATGGATACAGGTCAAGATACTGACTTTGAGGTAACTCAAAAGAGTTTTGGAAACTTTTTAACTGACTTAGGATTTAATGATGTTATTAAAAACACTGGAGCTGAAAATTTTGACAAAACTGTGTTTTCTTATTCTAAGATGGTAGATTTTGGAACAAATGAAACAACTGGAGCTAAAAACTACGAAGACCATGAAAGAACGTCTAAACAAAAAATGGAAGCATTTATTTTTGGTGGCTCAGGTTCTTGGAATAATACAACTGGAACTGGTGATTTAGCTAGTCATTCCAGATATTTAGAAAAATTAGTACAACAAGACAAAGAGGAGGCTGATGATGCGACTCCAATAACAAAACAAGACCTTATTGATAAAGCTTATGAGTTAGGGAAAAGTTCATTAACTGGAAAGGACACTAAAAAAACAACTCAAGCTCAAACAGTGGAGCTTTATAATTTAGATATTCCTGGTGTAAACTATAAGACTACTGTTGATTACGATAATAATGGAAGTGTTATTCAGTCTGCAAAAATTGAGGATGGAGAATCAGTATCTTACCCTTTTCAGGGAAAAAGTTTCGCTACTGGTAGTTCTACTCAAAATTATATATCATTAAGTCATACAGTTAATCCTAACACCACAACCCTTACTACTGGTGATAACAATTTTCAAACAGTTAATAGCAACACTGCTCTTGATTCTTTTGAGAAACCAAGAGATTTTCGTACTGGAACGATTGGTATTGCCCCATTTTATATTAACCCAACAACTGGAAAGGGTAGGGCTTTATCTCAACAGGATTTAATAAAATTACAGGAAGAGTCTCCAGAGTTAGCAAAAAACATACAATTTAAAGTTGCTCTTTATGGAAATATTGTTTTTAGTGGAACATCTGAGAAAAAGAAATTAGGGAATCTTGGAATACAATATACTGAAACTCAAGACAGTAAGGGTCTTTTGGTTCCAGCCATAGTAGAAGCTGGATTTTATGAAGAAAGAATTAAAGATATTAGAAGTTCAACTGACCCAAGTAAAACATCTAGAAATATAGAAACTTATGACAATTTAACAATACAGGCAACAAATCAAACTAAAGCTTTTTTAGATGGTTTAACAGGTGATGTTCAGAATCAGAATCAACAAAATAATAATCCAGACCCATTAGGTATATTATAATGACTCAAGACGATAAAATAACAATAGAAGAATTAGCCCAAAGGTTAAAGGAAAAATATCCACAGTATCAATCGATGGATAACCAAGAATTGGTTGATAAGGTTCTTTCCAAATATCCTGAGTATCAGAATGTCTTAAAAAAAAAAGACCAAAGCGAAGAAGACTTATTGGATGTGGAAGATGGTACATCAGAGTTGGAAAATATTGGTTTGGACTCTTTACAAGCTGAAGAAAACACTCCAGTATACACAATAAATGGCGAAAACACTTCTAAAGAATCTGTACTAGAATCTATAAATAATGATGAATTTATAGAGGGAGTTGTTAATGGAGATAATAATATAGATATTCAAAATGACGAAAGCACTTCTGAAATTCTTGTTAATAAAGTAAATGATTTTAATAATAAACAAGAAGAAAATAACAACACGCCTAATATAACCATAAATGAAGAAGCTGATGAAGAGCTTATAAAAACAGACCCAACTAAGGCTGTATCTAGAGAAAGCTTAGTCCCTATCCTTACCCAAGAAGATAAAATATCCCTAACAGGGGGGTTAACTAACAATGCAGTAAACCCTGTTGTAAACCAGGCTTTAGCTGAAGTAAGAGATGTGTGGCCAGAGCAACCACTACTTAATATTGAGAGTGCTTATAGAGATGAAGAGCTAAATAAAAGCGTTGGGGGACATGACCACTCTTACCATTTACATGGAATGGCTATAGACCTTACAGGCGATTCAGCAAAGGTGTTTTTAAATTGGGTTAACACAACTGAGGAAGGTAAAGCTTGGGCTGAAAAATGGACAGAAGGAGCTGATGGGGGTACTGGAATTATTTTAGAGTCAGAGGGAACTAGAAAAGAGCATGTTCATATACAGTTTAAAAAAGGACTTGGAAATCCTTTAACCAACTCTGAACCCTCAGCACTTCCTGAGGGAAATATGGAAACTATAGATAGAGTTTCTCAAACAAACCAGTCTGATGTTTCTGATGATGGATGGGTTTCAGGAGACACTCCAATGTTAAATCTTTCAGGAGTATCAAAAGAAGAAAAAAATAAGATACTATCTGAAATAGATGATACATACTCTAATTTTAATATAGAAGATGTATCTTCATTATATACTGAAAAAGAGTTAAAACACTTAAGAGACAAGCTAGAGTCTGAGGAGCTTATGGTCACTGGAGGTCGTACTCCAGGAGCAGTTAAAGAAAAGGGATTTGGCATAACAGACCCTTGGTGGAAATCTGACGAATACTTTAATGAATTAGTAAATAGACCAAGAAAAGTTATACAACAATATTTAAACAGTGGATGGGAGCATGTAGGAAATAGAAGCTACAAACATACTGAAACAGGAATTGTTATATCACCTGAAGACTCAGAGGGTAGAAACCCACTTATAGCAAATAGTTCTGCAATACCTGAGATGATAAAGTTATCTCAAGAAAATCCTGAATACTTGAGAGATTTGAATTATGTAAAAATAAAAGAACTATATGACAAGTTTAATCCAATTTTATCAAACTATTATCAACAAGAAATAGAGAAAAGTAGTGGAGATAAAAAAGAGCTTTTAGAGCAAGAGTTTAAAATTAATATGGGAGAGTTTGTTTTAGGTAAGACAAACAGTATGTTAAAGGGCTTGGAAAATAGCATTCCAGAGAGTGTTAATGAACAAACAATAGAGGTTGGTAAAAAACTTTCTTTGATGGAGGACTGGTTAGTAAAACAACAAAAACTAATTAACTCATATCCTAAAACTGCATATGGATTTGTTGATACTAGATATATGTCTGAGCAAGATATAGATAGTTATAATAGTTTAGTTAAAGACTATAACGAAAAGTATAATGGAATATATAAAAATCTATTAGGAGAACAAAATAAAATAATTGAAGACAACCCCAATTTAGGTGTTATAAACAATCTTTCAAGTGGATACAATGAGTCTGTTAAATATATCAATGCAGCTAGAGAAAATGAAATATGGAAATCCCATTATGATAAAATAATAAAGAGACAACAGGAGATAGATAAAGAGTGGAAGAACACACCTTGGACAGCAGTTCCAGCTTTTGCTCTAGCTCAAATTGCTTCAGACTTAACTGGAACAATGCTAAAAGGTATTGCTAGTGTTCCTGAGCAAATAAAAAGTATATTCTCTTATGAAAATGAATATGACTTTACAGATAAAATATCAAGAGAGGTTGCTAAGGCTTGGGAAACATCTCCATTTAATATACCAAAACCAACTGCACTTAATAATGCTGAAGCTTTAGGTAAAGTTTATTCTTCAAATGTAGATGGAAACAACATTTACTTTGATGATAAAGGAAGAATAAAGCACATCCTAAATAAGGATGGATTAAAAGTTGAAGGTGGAACAGATGAATATAATAAAGCAGTAAAAGAATATAATGAAAATAAAGAAACATACCCTATAGAGGAAAGTTATCAGTGGGGAAATACTCTTTATAATGTTTTACATGCAGGTGGTGGTTTTGCTGTAGACATGGGACTTGCATGGTTAACTAGAGGTAGAGCAAAAAGTTTAGGTGCTGGTCTAAAAGCACAAAGATATGCTTTTGCAGGTGGATTAACTGGAGCAACAAACTTAAGAATGTATCATGGATTTAGAGAAGAGGCTATTAAACAGGGTTTATTACCTGGAGATGCTTCTAGGTTTGGTAATGAAGCTAGTGCTATAGTTAGTGCAATAGAATTATTAACACCTGATTTTGGTATGCTTAATGCATCAACTAAAAAGCTAGCAGCAAATGAAGTTTTTGATGCACTTTCTAGAACAACAAAGCAAGATGCAGTAGATAAAATAATTAGAAGAAACACTATAAATAATACGCTTTTTTATGGAACCATGGAAGGTTCTGAAGAGGTTTTTCAAAGTTTAGGTGTTGATGCACTTAAAGACAATTATTATCGTGAATATAACTTTGAAACAGAGGGTTTAAGTAGAAGGTCTGCAGAAGAGTTTTTAATTGGTGCTTTACTTGGGGGTGGTACAACTCTTGTATCTAATGTAAACACAAGTAGAGATTATATAGTAGATGACTTATATAAAGATGCTCTTTTAACTTCCTACAACAACTATAAGTCTAAGGGTGGAAAGTCAGATATTTTTTCATACATAGACAACATGGTTGGTAAAAACATTGACCCTAAAACCAAGTTTACTCAAACTGACGCTAAAAAAATGAAAGACAAGTTAACTAACCTTTTTGGAGAGTTAGATAATTTAGTTGGAGAGAATAAACTTTATGACAATGACCTATCTAAAAGAGAGCTTTTAAACTTAGTGGAAGGCAAGAAAGTTGCTGAAGCACTTCAGGGTTCTTTAGACCCTGTTCAAGCTGAGTTAATGAAAAATAGAATAAAAGATTACGATAGTTCTATAAACAAAATACTCAAAGGGGCTGACCCAATAAAGGTTATGAGTGACCTTGCTATTAAAAATGACAATGCAGTAAATAACTATGTCAAAGGTTTTATGAAAAACACTGACATACCAGATGGGGCTAAAGCACTTATAAGACAGTTGTCATCTAATTCAATTACTACAGAGAGTCAGAAAAGGTTATATTTAGCTGCTTTATCAGAGGATATAAAGAGATTGGACAGTATGGACTCAGATAAGATGACAGATGTAGATAAAAAGAAACTAACCTTATACAAGAGAATAGAAAAAGATATTAACAATCTAAAAGTAAAAAAAGATGAAACAACAACTACCACTGCAACTGGAACAGAGGCTGGAAGAACTGCCAGAGGAACTGAAACTGAAGGTGTTGGAAAAGATACTGAACAGGCTGCAACAGAATCAGAAAAAACAACCCTCAATCAAAACATAGGTAAAAGGGTTTCTTACAAAGGTAAAAAAGGAATACTTGCAAAAGACAAAAATGGTAATTTCATACTTAAACCTATAGGTAGGGGTAGGGGTGTGAAAATCAAAGGTGTTAAGAGGGGGAATATGAGAATGGGGACTGTTGGCCTTCAATATGAGGGGGCAAATATATCTGTTGATAATAATAATAATCTTACTATAGATGGACAAAATTCTGGAGAAATAGTTGGATTATATAAAGATGATTCAGGTGCTTTGGGTGGAGTGATTACTATTGACGATAAAGTTGGAGATTTAATTGTTAATAAAGATAAAACTAAATCTAAGATTAGGAGACTTCAAAAAAGAAGAAACAATGGAGACATTTCTCAAAGAGAGTTTCTAAATAAAGTTAGAGAAATAGATGGTGTAAACATCTTAACAGATAGTGATGTTAAGTTTGATGCTGCTTCTAATAAAGTTACAAACGATATTCTTAACGCTGGTGGTGTTGAGGTTATAACAATGGAGGATGTAGAACAAATGATAGATGAGGCTATAAATGAGCTTGGTCAAGAATATCAGACAAAATCACAGAAAGCTAAACAAGAAAAATCTAATCAATCTAAAAGAAATAAAAAAGAAAATATAAAGCAAGAGAAGAGGTCTACTGAGCCCTTATTTGACTCAAGGTCTGGAACTGATATAGACTCCTTAATAGAAGAGTACGACAAGTTTGAGGGTGCAGAATACAGGGCAAAAGTTAGAATATTAAAACAAGCTAAGAACCTTTTTCAAACACAAGGACAAAGTGTTGTTATACATGATAATACTGAATCAGAAGTTGAATACTTTATAAACCAAGGATTTAACCCTGTCGAGGCAGTTAAATTAGCTGTAGGAGGTAATGGTTTTAATTTAGAGAGTGGTTTAGGTAATGAAGCAGTAATGCATATTAATTTTGAGCTAGCTAATGACAATACACTATTCCATGAGGCAGCTCATCCATTTGTAACATCTATATTTGAATATGCTAAACAGGGAAATAAAAATGCTAAGCAATTAGTTGAGAGCATAGAAAAAACATTACCAAAGGAATATTTAGACTTTGGATATAATCCAAAATCAGGATATGCAAAAGACAAAAGTGGAAAAACACCATTGGATAAAAATGGCAATGTAGATAGAAAAAGGGTTACTAATAAATATGATTCAAATGGTCCACTTGCTGAAGCACTAGCTGAGTTTTTAGCAGATGCTGGTCTTAAAAAGTTTGATGATAATCAAAGCACTTTAAACAAAGCTATTAGTTACGCTAAATCAACTATAAGTTCAATACTTGGAATAGAAACTGATAATCCTGTAAACATAAGTCTAGAAGAGTTAAGTAACTTAACCAATATAGATGACGTTGCACAAATATTCAAAGAGTCTACATCAAGAGGGATGACAGTTAACGAGAAGGCCAGAGGTCAAGTTAAGCCAACAATTAAAAGACAAGTTGACAATTCTATCCCAGGTGAAGTTATTGCAGAAAATGTAACCATGACCAGCATAGACAGTGATGTTGGTCAAGATGTCTCACCCACTAATGTTGATAATGTAGAGAGGACATTTGAAGAGGGAGATGTTATAAGAGCAGATAGAGGTGATTATGAGGGGCAAACATTTACAGTTATAGCAGCAGATAGAGCTTTAACAGGTAATGTTAAGTCGCCAACAGGGGTGGAAATGGAGTTTAAAGGTGGAATGTATTTTCCATACGCTTTTAAAGGTTATGCTTGGGCTGTGCATGGTCCTGCAATTGGAACAAGACTTATTAACTCTGCTAAAGCAACAGATGGCAGGGTTGCAGTAATGATTACAGGAGACAGAGGTATAGAGGGAAGTTTATTAATGTCTGAGTATATAATAAAAGAGTTCCAAAATGCTATAGATAATAAAACAGCTAGTAAAAAAGATGTTCTAGAATTTATAAATGGGAAATTAAATAATAGGGCTATAAGAGAAGCTATAGACAAAAAAAAATTACTAGGCAATAGAAAAGGCATAAAAGATTTAGGTGAGATTATGCCTATATTTGAGCAACTAAGTTTTGCTGCAAGAAAATCATTTATTGAAAAAATTGTTGAATCCAAAGACAGTACAATGAATAAATTTGGACTACCTGGTTCAGATGCAATTTTAGATTGGGTAAATGACCCAGACTTAAAAAATATTAGGAACTCAAGTGTAGTTTCTATGGTTCAAATTGATGTAAACGACCCTAATGTAATTGTTGATACACAATCATCTGATTATGATGGGCCAATTCATGAGTCTTACAGGTATCTCATTAAAGGGAGTCCAATAACTGTTCTTAACAAGTCTATTCCTATTGAGGACCTAGTAGAATCTTATAGGGGTGAGAAATACTTGGAAAAAGGAAAGTTTTCCACAAGTAGAGCAGGATATGCAGTAGCTCAGTCAATGCCAGAAGTTAAGTTTCAAACATATGGAGACAATGGGTTTTCAGCATTAGATTCTGCTTTAGAATTTACAGACATAAACAGTGGTACACCAAAACAGTGGATAAAAGAAATAAAAAGAGTTGGAGATAGAAACACTCTTAATGAACTAAAGTTTGTGGGAATGAGAGATTTCTTAAAGTCTGTTGAAAGGTCTTACGCTGATGGACTTATACCAAAAGCTGCTATTCAAGATTATATATCTATGAATAATACCTCTATAGATATAGAAGAAAATACTATGAGAATTAGTAACCCTATGCTTGACTTGTCTACTGTAACTTTTGAAGATATAACAAACGAAGATGGTGAGAGAGTTTTATTAATAAGAGATATAAAGGCACCAAATAAAGATATGATGTCTAATACTCCACCAACAATAAGAACATTAATTAAGTTTGCTTCAGACAATAATTATGATTCTATTGCTTTTGAAAATGGCAACAAATTTAAAGGTTCAAAATCAGAGTTCTTTGATAGCGTTGTTCCTGAAGTTGTTAATGACATTATATCAGATATTAACCCAGGTCAAGGTGTGGTTTTAACTAGTGTTGATAATGTTGGCTATGTATCTGTTGATGTAACAAACCAAGTAACAAGTCTATCTGAGGATATGAGCAATCCATCTTCTAAAGAAGGATTTTTTGATAATAAAGATAAATTATTCTATACAACAAACCCTAAGTTTCAAAAATCTAACAGAATAAATTCTTTTAAAGAGTTTTTATTTGGACAAGAACCCCTTGGGGAACAGATAATTAGAGAACTTAAACCAACAGGAAATATACCTAGAGAGGTTTTTGATTTAGGTGTACAATCTAAAAGCAATATTGATGCAGAAAAGTTTGAGTTAAAAAAATTAATTGACAAACTTAGAAATATAATAGAAAGCAATCAGCAGAGTGGTAATCCAATATCATTAAGAGAAATAAATGATGCACTAACAGACCCAACTGCTAAAATAAAATCATTAAACTCAGAGCTGTCTCTATATGAGAGTGATTTAGAAACGCTGGATAGAAATAATAAAAGCTATGCTGCTGGTGTTGTTTTAGAAAAAATAAAAGACGTTGAGAAAACAATAAAAGAACTTAAGGATGGTCACGCAGGTAGAGCAACAGTAAAAGATTTAGATTCTGCACCTGAGCTTCAAGACATGGTTAAAAAAGTTAGAAGAAAAATAGACTCTTTAAGTAAGAAATTGAAAAGCGTTGTTACAGATGGTCTTGGGGTTACTATTGATGAAAACTTAGGCATATATATAAATAGACAATATAGAATATTTAATGACCAAAAATATAGAGAAAATATGGAGAACCTTATTAGCTCTATGATTGAAGAAAAAGTTAGAACAGGTAAAATAAAAGAATCTATAGAGGGATTCGAAAGAGAGTATAATGTTATACAGAGTGCTATGAATTTCTTTGCAGAAAAATATAAGAAGCACCTTAGCCAACAGGGACTTCCATCTGAGGAAATAAGTGAAGAGAGAGTTTTAAGGTTTGTTTCTGAGCTTTTCTTTAATAAGGATGAGAGAAGTGACTTTGTTTCATCTGTTCTTAAAACAAGAGATATTAATACCAGTATTTTTACCACAAGAAAAGATATACCTGATGCTATAAAAGATTTATATAGTCCAATAGAAAACCCTGTTTATAATATAGTCAATTCATTAACTAAAATGGTTGACGAATATGAAACAATGTACTTCAAAGCTTCTGCAGTTGAATCCTTAAATGGAACTTTTGTTTTTGATTCATCAAACAGACCTTTAGGTGAAGGTGGTAAGAAATATAGCAGCAAGTTTACTATAAAGTTTAACAACAAAACTTATTATACAACTCAAGAACTTAAAGACTTTATTGAAGGCGAAGAAATAACCTTTAGTAAACCAATGAGAGTAGCACAATTTGTTAATGGTGTTATAAAGATTGGTAAAACTATTTGGTCTCCAAAAACTCACGTAAGAAACTTCTTTGGTAACATGTATTTTGCAGCCATTAATGGACATACTCCTGGTTCAAACTTTTTAGAAAGCTGGAGGATTATGCAAAATTTATTCGAAAAAAGCACAACCCAAGAGAGAGAAGATATGTTTGCCACAATGATTAGAGCTGGAATAATAGATTCTGTTTATGCAGACGAGTTAAAAGCTATATTGAAAGATGGTAATTTAGGTAAGCTTGGAGTTGAGTTATTTGAGAACAATGCAGATATAGATGTTATAAAAAAGAAAAATCCTGGTATTTTAAAAACAATTAATGACTTTACAAATAAAGCTTATCTATTTGAAGATGTTGTTTGGAAGGGTGCAGGTTTCTTAAGTGAGCTTCAGTTATATTTAGATGCAGGTTATACTAGAGAACAGGCTTTAAAAGAGGCCTCTGACAACATAAGAGGAGGATATACTACATATTCTCTTGTTCCTAAATTAGGTAAAAGACTTAGAAGAACAATACTTCTTAGTGATTTCGTATCATTCCCTGCTGAAGTTTTAAGAACAAGTTTAAATTCACTTTATATAGCACAAAAACAGATAAGGTCAGGAAATAGAACATTAATGATACATGGCTTTAAAAGGTTATTTGGAATATATTTTGCAGTAAAAACAATGCCTCATATTATGACTGGACTAGCCACCTTTTGGGGTACAATACTTGAGTTTATTAAGAATCTATTTGATGATGAGCCTGAAGAAGGAGAAAACGATTTTATGAACTGGAAGCTCATGAATGGAAAACAAGATATAGTTGGAGGATGGGAGTTTTTTGAAAACCTATCTGATTATTACGACAAAAAGAAAAAATTTGACTGGGAGCAAACTGGATTAGATGATATAGATAGAGAAAAAATAATACAACTGTTTGCACCTGCTTGGATGAAATATGGAGATGTAAAACTTATCTCTGCTCAGTCAAATGAAAATGGACAATTCGATGGCACAATGTATGTATGGAACTCAAGCGATAATATGTCTGACGCTTTATGGAGGAGAGTTATAAATGCTCTTTCTAATACACCTGAAGATGACCCTACGTTTAGAAAATATAATTACAGAGGAGACGTTCTCCCTATGATAGATGATGTTTTACACGCTGCCATTGAACCTTTTGTGAATAAAAGTATGTTAACTCAATTAACTGAAGAGATTATACAAAACAAAAAACAATCTGGAGGTAATATATCTAGCGATGACGATTCATGGTTTGAGGTTGTAGGTAAAAACTTTAAACATGGATTAAAAAGTGTCGCACCTGGATTTGCTACACAAATTTACGACCTAATGGAGAGTTGGCAACCTGATTTATTTATGAGTGAAGAGGAATTAAAATACAGTAAAAAAAGTTTTTTACATGAAGCTATGTCTTTCACTGGTAATAGATTCTCTAGATTTAATATACAAGAAAACTTTAATTATAAAGTTAGAGATGTTGTAACCAGCTTAAATGAGCTAAGACCAAAGGGAGAAAGTAGCAGGAAAATGAAAAAATATGTCAAAAGACAAATAGAATATTTAGATAAATTATATATTTACTCTGAATTTTTTGGTATAGAAACAGAAGGGGTAAAGAAAGCTTTAATGAAAACTATGGATGATAGGTTTGATACAAACCAAAGCAACAGAGATAATATAATTAGTCAATATGTTCGTGGATATGGTTTTGGAGAGGATATATACAACTTCTTAAATAGAGATAGGGTTTCTGTGCCTGACTTTGAAACATGGTCAAAGTCTAACGACTGGTCAGAGTTTTTGAAAAATTGGCAAACAGAACAAATACAAGAAACAATAGAAAAAGAATTAAGTGAATAACTATGAAACTAGAAGTAGCAAGAATATCAAGTGGACCAGATTCCACATCAGGAATATTATTTATAATAGATGACGCAGCAGATAGTCCCCATAGCGAGGGCTACAGATGTAAAAAAAGTTTTGTGTGTTACACATTAGAAGATGAAAAAAGAGATGAGAAAGTATTTGGAGAAACTAGAATCCCTGCTGGGACATATAAACTTAAACTCAGAACAGAGGGTGGATACCATCAAAAATATTCTAAGCGATTTCCTGATATTCATAGGGGCATGCTTCATGTCACTGATGTTCCTAATTTTGAGTATATTCTCATTCATTGTGGCAATACTGATGAACATACTGCAGGTTGTTTACTCGTTGGTGACTCGCAAGAAAACAATCAAATAATGGAAAATGGATTCATTGGAAAGTCCACTCAAGCTTATAAAAGAATATATCCAAAGATAGCAGAAGCACTACTTAATAACAAAGAAGTGTTAATAACTTACAAGAACATTGCATAACTAACAGATATTTTTACTATCTTTAGCTTGTGTTTTTCATAATGTTTAGTTTTGGGAGGTTGATTTGATTCTGTATTAGGTCTCCTCCCATTCTTTTAAAAATTTAAAATGAGAGATTATAAAGACGAATATAAGAAGTTTCAATCTAGTCCTAAGCAGAGAGCTGATAATAGGAAAAGGAAGAGGGATAGATATAAACTAGAGAAAGGTGGAAAAGTATCTAAGGGTGATGGAAAAGAAGTACATCATGTTGGTGGTATAGATTCAAACAAACTAAGCATTACTTCTCCAAAAATAAACAGAAGCAAAAAGGGAGAAGGGGGTAGAAAAAAAGGAATAAAACATAACTACCCTAAAAAAAGAAAGTATGTTAATAAAAGAAAAAAAGACTAAGCAACTTGGGATGAATCCCAGCACTGCTGCTCATAGGTTAAAAAAATCTATACTATTTAGCTTTGCAAAACAACTTGGACACAACTGGTGTTATCAGTGTGGTGCAGAAATAGAGGACATACATAAATTCACTATAGAACATAAAAAACCATGGTTAGATTCAGATAATCCTTCTGATAACTTCTTTGATTTGGACAATATAGCATTCTCACATGCGAGCTGTAATTATAGAGCAGCTAGAGTTAAAGATGGTATGCCATGTCCATCAGTTACAGCATATAGAAAAGGTTGTAGGTGTGATGGGTGCAAAGAGGCCAGAGCAGAATATAGAAAGCAAAGAAAACTATTAAAAAAGAAAAATGACTAAACCAAGTTTTGTAGAAAAGGCAAAGAGCATTATTAAAGAAACAGCCAAACACATGTCAAGTGGTGCAAGAAATGTTTCAGAGGAAGAGTTCATCAAGAGAGCTGAGATATGTGACTCTTGTGTTCATTTTATTCATAAAACAACAACTTGTGGAATATGTGGATGCTGGATGCATGTAAAAGCTAAATGGAAAACATCACAATGTCCTAAAGAAAAATGGTAATATGAAAAGAATGGGTTTTGGCTTTCAGTTCTCTAATGGAATCTTATTTGGAATAAGACACTACGAGCCTGATGAAAAGTGTGATTACTATGAAGTACACTTTTACTTTGGGTTATTTGTTTTTTTTATTACGATTGAATACTAAACTCTAGACTTTATAGAATTTACTTTAGCCTGAAGCTCACTAACCTTAGATTCAAACCTTGCTCTTTTTATTTTTTTTCTGAGAGTATTAAGCATTGTTAGTTTTTCTCTCCACGCTTTCTTTTTCGCATTAGCTTTTCCCATCAGTTTTTTCAATTGGTGTAAACACACCCTCCTCTAAATTAATTGTACCATCTCCATATTTCTTCTTTAGTTTTTCTGTAAGTTTAGCTTCTTTAGATTGATTGCCTTTAAACTTGGCTGTCATATCGTTTTCTAGTTTTTCAAGTTCTGTTAACCTAGCTTTAACAAGTATGATGTCCATTTTGATTCTTCCAAAATCAAATGTCATTCTACTGTTTTCTGCTCTTAAGTCTTTTATTTCTTTTAGTTCTTTTTCTTCAATTTTTATTGTTTCCATTTTCTTTAATTTTATTGTTAATTTTTACCTTCTCGATGGAACGACCAGCGAAATAGGCTGAATACACGCAAAGTAGCAAAGTTTGATAAATTGGGACGTATGCTGGTGAAATTGAAAACTCACCAAGATTCCCATCAAACACTGATATAACCACAAACACGAATGTTAAAAATATTAATGTTAGTGGTCTTATATTTGCTGGTAACCATCCAGCTTTAGCGTCAGCTTCCCACCTTCTCGTTACCTGTTCTTGAGCACTAGCTTTCGCATTCTCAATCATTGTTTTCATCTGCAGTTTCAGAGATAATTTCTCCTCCTCTGTTGTTACCACCTCATCAATAATATTTGAAGCATTACCAATTAGTGATTTAAATAGTCCTCCTAGCATCATGTTTTGTTTTGCGTGAGTATTTCTTTTTATTTTTATATGGCTTAGACCTTAAGTCCATTCCATTATTCTTAGCCTCAATTTCAGAATCTCTTCTTGTCATTTTAGCTATCCTTTTTTTATCTGCCTCTGATATTTTAAGTTTCTCCTTTATCATATCAATACATTGAAGTATTTGTTTTTTACTTCCAGGCATGTAAAGTTCGTAATTTAAGTTGTTTTTTACAAGGTATTGTTTAAAAAGTTTCCATTTTAAATTAAAAACATCTGTCTTCATTCCCTTCACCTCTATTATCCATCCATCCTTAAGGTTTGTGAAGTCAGGTAAGTAGGTTGTGGACCTGATACCAGTCAAGGCCTGGTCAAACACCAACTTACCTTTCTTCTTTCTTTTCTCTATACTAACACCTTCATACCTAAACTTGTCCATCAGTATAAATTTTTCCTTTTCGTAGTCAAATTTTATACCTTCTTTTTTTAGTTCTGAGTAGGTAAAGGCTTCAAGTCTAGACCTAAATTCTATACCATCAATCTTAGTAATCTGAACATTCTTTACCCTACCTCTAGTCTTCCTATTTTTCATAGTCTAATATAGGAACATTAGAAATATATTCCAAACCACGCCATTCTGTGGAGCTTTTATACCAGCCTGTTTCATTGTTGAAATTATAAAACAAAACAGCCATATCTCCACTCACTTCCAACCTGTCCCCAAATGGAACAGCATAACAATGATAGCCATCTGAATCAAGACCTATATATATAGCAGGAAAACTATTCCCTGTATCTTTATGTTTTCTATATATTCTAAATCCCCAATCAGTTATGTGCATTAACCTTGAGCCTTCAGAAATGTAGGAATTAATTTCCTCCCCCTCTGACCAGTCAAAATTAACAGTTTCATTTACACTGTAAACTCCAGTCTTAACTTGTGCAAACCCTTGAAACGACAAGAGTATAAACACGAAAAAAAATGCTTTCTTCATAATAAATTAAATTAAATTAGTAATAAATTAACTACTCGTCCAGAGAAACTTCCTCTGGTTTTTTTACACTAATACTTTTACTCAGTATTATTTCTAAGAAATAGTCGTAGTGTTTATTGTAATCTTTCTCAGCGTCTTCTGTATATTTTGCACCCACGTAATTATCATAAGTTTCCTCGTAAGGTGAAAACCCCATAGCTTCATATTTTTTTTCTATTTTCTTTTGAGCTAGCCTTCCTGCCAACTGCTCTGCATGTATTTTAATTGTTGTATAACACATAATATATATATTAATTAATACTCAGTTAATATAAGGGCACCTGTCAAAGAACACAATTTGAGGTTGGTGATGACCAAATCTAAAAACCTCACACAGGCACCCTTATTTTAATGTACATCATTGCTCATTCCACATTTCTCTCTCCATTTCCATCCAGTTATTTTAACATCAACATTTTGCGTTGACTTTACTATTCTTTTCATTCTAGATATTAAAAACTCATTGTCATTTAATTCTTTTAAAGTGTCTCCAATTGCAGCAGTAACGTATGTTTCTTTATTCTTTTTTTGCGTGTCTTTTCTAACACCCTTCACCATTCTCCAAGTGTTCCATTCGTACTCAAGTTCAATGTGCCATATTTGTTTTCTCATTTTGTAAATATCTGTATATCCTCTACGTGACACATTTTATTTCTGCAAGTGTAGTGGCCCACAATTCCATCACCCTCCAAACCATAATCATCATAATCAAAGTCAGAGTTCCATAGCAATTCCTTCCTACATATTGAACAAATTATACCTTCTTCTTCATCTTCCCTATATAACATAAGTCTATTGTTTTAATTTTTGTAAATAAATCTTTAGCCCCTGGCCTGGTTGCCATCTCGTAGAAATCCCAACCTTTAACCTTGTCTATACATTTGTCGTGAACAAACTCTTGTAAGTCATCTTTTTTAACCTCTATCCAATAATCTTCTGTCTCAAAGGCAAAACCATCTGCCTCACCATAGAGCCATCCCCTTTTACCTAAAACATTCTTAAACTCAACAAAATGTATGTTCTCATCGTTTTTTTTAATTGCTTTAACATCTATCTTAACTCCATTTATTTCTAAATCCCAATGCTCACTGCAATCTTCTTCTTCTGTTGGGAGCCTTACATTCTTATAGAGTTTAGCATACTCTTTTTCAGCATGCTTGCCCCTTATCATATCTTCCTTTTTCTTTTTTTTACTCTTGTATTTCATGAAACTTAGTTAACTCCCTCTGAAATTTCAATCCCAGAACGCCTGTTCCAATATTCCTACCTTTAGCAAATATAATTTCTGCCAATCCTTCTGTGCTATTTCCTTTATCATCCTGCGTTATACCATAATACTCTGGTCTATAAACCAAGACCACAACATCTGCTGCTTGTTCTATTTCTCCTGACTCTCTTAGGTCAGCTATAGTTGGTCTACTTTCAGACCTTTGACCTACACCTCTGTTCAGTTGGGATAGAGCAATAATAGTTACATTAAGTTCTTTTGCTATATTCTTTAGTGCTCTAGCAACCTCAGAAACTTCCTGCTCTCTGCTCCTCCCTTTTTTATCGTTAGATACTAGTTGTAGGTAGTCAACCATAAATAACTTCACCTTCTTGGTTATAACGTATTGTCTTATCCTGTTAAGAAGATGTTTTAGAGAGGAGGAGGAGCATTCATCAACATACAGGGGTACTCTTTCTATTCTTCCTACACTTTCATATATTTTACTTAATTCTGTTTGGTCTAATGTTCCTTTCATTATCCATTTATTATCTATTCCTGAGTCAGATGATACAAGCCTGCTCAGTAGCTGTTGTGAACTCATCTCATAAGAGAATAAGCAGGTAGGTGTTTTACCATAGAATGCACTATTAAATGCAAAGGCAAGGGCAAGAGAAGTTTTCCCCATTGAGCTAGCACCCCCCACGATGACTAGGTCAGTCTCTTGCCATCCACCTGTAAATTTATCAAGGCTTTCAAAACCTGTTGTTATTCCATTTAGACCCTCATTGTTCATTTTATACTCAATGCTTTTCATAAGTCCATTGAGTTGCTGAGAAACATCTACTATATTGTCCTTACTAACATTACCTATCTTGCCAACCTCTTGTTCGACAAAATCAACTATCTCAAAGACATCCTCACCATCATTAATCATCTTAGATATTTTATGATTCATATCTAATAGTTGTTCCTTCTTCTTTTTCTCATTAAGTATAAGTATGCAGGTTAA